CTGTGGATGTGCCGGATGTGCTCTGAAGCTCTTCGACCAGTCGGGAGTCGTTGTCCTCGGCCTGCGTCATATACGCTTTTGCAAGCGCAGTTCCGCCGGCCCTTGCGTACCGGAACTTTCGTCCGTCCGCATATTTGAGCAACGTGCCCGGCATGTACTTCTGAGTTGCCGATTTTTCATAAATGCCCTGCAAAGGCTGGTTTATATCTCCGAGCAGGATTCCCTTCTCGAAAATAGGCTCTGAAAGCTGGAATCCAGCTTCAAGTGTAGTTCCCATAACAAAACTCCTTATGCAACCTTATTGAGGCATTCGTGAACCTTAACACCTTCCAGTCTAACCGCGCCTAAAGTCATGCGCGAATAGACCTGGATCATGTAACGCTTGTCCGCACGCTCGTCAACGCGGTTGAAAACATCCTCCCAGGACGCGAGGATGATTCCATCCTGCGCCCAGGCAATGCTTCGATAGCCGGTCTCGGTAGCCGCATCTTTAGTGATGCGGTTCGATTTTACCCAGTTGAATCCCATGAATTCACCTGGCTTACCGTTGACCAATGCCTTGACGGTGTTGAAATCGGAGCTGCCGACCTCGGTTATATCGAGCATATCGTATATGTCTTTGGGTCGAACAGCCCAATGCCTGGGGATAAGCTCGTCAACATCGGCGTCGTCGAAAATCTGCGCCATCAGAAGCATTTTCGCCAGCGATATATCGGCTATCACGTTAACTGCGGCAAGTGTGCCGAGGGTGGTAGCCGTGCCGTCTCCGTTAATACTGATCGACTCGCTTTGGAAAGTGACGGCAGTTGTGCCTTCCTCTCCGCAGTAAGCGGTTCCGAGCGCGGCGGCGATAATCTTGTCGTCGGTGTCTTTACCGAGCTTTCTCGCCTGCACCGTTCCGTAAGCGCTTTGAGGGTCGATCATCATCTGGAGCTTATCGAGGTGATCCAAAGGCGTATTGGTATCAATCGAAGTGAGAGCTACCCTTCGCTTTGTATGCGGAGCCTCGTTAAGCGGCGTATCGCCGTGTCGCGTTGTGATTTCCTGCGATTCTACCTCTCCGAGCCGGTCGTAGTAGGCTTCTTTGGCCCCCTTGACGGTCTCTCTTCGGCAACGCGACGCGAGTTTGGACATGCGCTGCATACTGAGAATGTACAGTTGTGGGCCGTACTTCTTAGCAAAACTTGTCTCTATAGTAGAGTCCATGTATGCACCTCATGTAAGAATTTAAGATTCCGCGATAGCGACCGCCCCGACCGCCGGGATCGCATCTTCATTTTGAGTCTGATAGACTGCGGACCTTATCGGCCTCGATTCTGTTTCTGACAGCAACGGAACGAGGCATTTCGGCCACCCGCCGCCTAAGCGCCGTATCTTCTGGCTTGCTCTTCGGCCTTTATATTTTCGTTGGTTATTCTGTCGATTTCTTCAAGTATTTGTTTGTGCTTGAGCGGGTTAATGTCGCTCAACAGCTTGCCTTCGGCATCGGGTATCATAAATCCCGGCGTCATGCGAAGTTCGGCAAGTCGCTTTTCGTTTTCTTTCGGAGTCGAGCCGGTAAGTTGGCCTATCAGGACCTTATGCTCGACGAGTTTGGCTCCGGCATCCGAGCAGAACTCGATAAAGTCCGGGTCGTTACCGAATTTTCCGAGGATACGCATCTGTTTGCTTGGATCGTCTTTGCACATCTCGGAGACCATCCTGTTAGACAGGTGCATTCTCTCGTCGTATGCCCCGCCGAATCGTTTGTGCAAGTCCTTGATTGCATCTTCGCGTTCTTTGGCCAGCGCTTCGTCGTCGCTCTTGAGCAGTTCGATTGTGTTTTGTATTTCGTCCTGCATGTACCCTGCAAACTGCTCTTGGGTAGCGCCGAGTTTGTGCGCAAGCGCCTTTGCCTTGTCCATCCGGTCTTTGGTGAAGATTTCGCCCAGTTCTGTCGGGACTTCCACCTTGTAGTCGGCGGGCGTCTTGGGCCTGCCGATAGCGTCGAAGAAGGCGCTCTTCTCCTGGTCTGTGGCGTTGGGGCCGGGCACAACGACTTTATCCCGGCCTATCATCTTGTTGGCATTGACGAGTTGCTTGATAGCGTTGGGAAAGTCGGTAACAACATCGAGCGACTTATCGCCCCGAATATCTTCGGGCAGGCTGTCACGCCAGTTTTTGCTGAATGCGCCGGTATGATCGACGAGCGGCGAAGGTGTCGGATTTGATTGCTGGTCTGTCTGTTGGTCTGTGTCCATTTGTTACTACTCCTTAGACTGGTTCTGTTGTGCCTATTGCCCGTGTTTGCATATCTGCGTTCGGGTCGATTGTGAGCATTTTGTATATGTAGAGCAGGACGCTTCGCTGCCCTTCGAGGTAGAGCATCAGGTCTTTATCCAGTTTCGGATTGACCTCTTTTGCCGAGCGGTCGAACAGGATACACTTTTTTCTCAGGTCGTCTAAAACGGACTTTCCGTACTCCGAGAGAAAGGTAAGGCGGTATTCGGTTACGAGTTGCCTTTTCTTGCTACGCATCTTTTCTCCTCTTTCGTTTCAGGGCGCGGACGTACTTCTTCTTCGAGTTTGGATGCACGCCGGTAATTTTGCCGGAATTAGCCGATGCGTAGAATACCCGCTCGCCTTTCTCGTTTCCGTATTCTTGTTTGAATTTACGGAGCAACTTCTTGCCTTTTGCCGTTAAGGGCATAGTTTAAGCCTTTCCAAGTATGCTAAATTCGATTTCTGCGTCGGTAGCGTCTGCGTCGATAGTCATACCGGCGTTGACATCCGGGTTCACGGGTATGGCGTAGGCTTCGCCCTCGTTGATAATGAGCACGGCGGTCGTCGAGTTGAAGGTCGTAGTGCCGGCGGTATTTGGCTTGATGTAGATAGTACCGGAGATCGACTTGATCCAGACACAGAATATCTTGGGAAGGGCGATAAAGGTGGTGGCCGTAAAGAGTTGGTATGCGGTCGTTCCAGCCGTTGCCAATATGACAGAGCCTTCTATGTGCTTGACTGGCACGGTCAGGGCCTTTGAGTTCGGTTTCTTGACGGTGCTTCCGAGTCCCGTTATCGTCAGATTGCATTCAAGCGTAGCTTCACCAGCCATATCGTTATCCTACCAAAGCCTTCTGTACCTGTTCCGCCGGGCTGCCCTCTTCCGGTTTATCCTTGACGTTTCTATATGCCTTCGAGCCTTGTTCGAGCATTTGTGCCTGCATTTGGGCCTCTGCAAGTTTCTGCCTATCGGCTCTGATCTGAGCGATCTGGTACTTGGACCGGAGCAGTTCGGTCTTAACGCCAAGATTCTCGCCAAGCGCAAAGGCTGCCTTATCGTAATCGAGGTTGTCCTTAACGCCGGGGTATATCGGTTCCATTTCGCCGAGTGAGACGATGTACCGTTCGAGCGCCCGGGTCTGTTGATCACGCAGGGCAAGGGCAAGAGGCCCGATATATTCGATTTTGAATCTTCCCCCTTGTGAAAGTTCCGGCGGCGGCGGCGGCAGTACGCCGTTGCGTATGAGCAGCAGGAATGACCTCGATATTTGCACGTCGAAAAATTCGGTAAAGAGCCGTCCGATAGGCTTGGAGAGTTTTCTTAGGCCCTCTCTTATCCGCTCATAGATTTCGACGGTCGTTCTTCGGTCGCCGGTAAGTTGGGAAAGTTGTTCAAAGGTATTTTTGAAGTATATCTGCTGGAGCCGTTGCGTTCGGTACTCGATCCAGTCCTTTCCGAGCGGCATCTGGCCGCGTGCTGAGAAGTCAATGCCTTTGATTGTGCCCAGCTCGACGACATGGTTGATAGCGTCGGGTGAAATATCCACATCCCCGTCGAAACTTTCGAGCACTTCGAGCGGCGGTTTTACCCATCGTTCCGTAGCCTCGTCGTAGTTCTTGGTGGCCCTGTTAAGCGTTCTGGCCGCTCTGAGGGCTATTGCGCCTTGCCCCCTCCCGTACACTTCCCCGAAGATAACGCGGTATCTGGGTACGGCGAACGGGAATTCGGGGTATCCGCCCTCTTCGATTGTATGTTCGTCGGCTTCGGCCACATAAACGGACTGGTACGGCATGTTTTTCGCATTCAACATGCCGTATTCCCTATCTTCACGCGGTCGGATGACCTGGATAATGTTGAATTTGTCGTTTCTGGTTTCTTCTTTTTCGTAGGCTTTCTGAATACTCTCGCCCACGTTTTCGATTTTGAATTCCTGGACGCACTGCCTTGCGGTCTTTTCGATTGTCAGGATAATGGTGTCGATTATTCCCTGTGCGTTCTCCATGCACTGCCACATTCCGATCCCGTAATCCCGGAAGTTAAGCCCGGTTTTAACTGTCCACTCGGAGTATTGGGCGGCCATCCCGAATTGCAGCCACATGAGCAACGACATATCCGTTTGCTGGAGGAAGTTGCTGTTGGCCAACTCTTCGTGGAGGGCTTCGGTAGCCATCCCGAAGTACCTGCGAACGTGTTGCAGGGCCTGGATTCTTCTATCCTCGGCCTGGACGATAAAGTACTTCTGGCCGGGCGGCATGATGAAGTTGGACAGGCCAGACGCCATATTTTCGCCCTCTTCCATCATCGTAACGTCGTAGATGTTCCGCATAAGGACGGCACCGGCGACTTGCGATCCGGTAATCTGGAAGGTGAAGGGCACGCCCATATCGGAAATATCCTGCCAGAGTGAGCGGAAGTTGGCCTGGTTAGCCTTTTCCCTATCTCTTAGTTGAACGATTTCTTTGCCGAGATTGTCGGACATATTAGAATCCGCCTAAAAGTGGCTGGTTCGGGTCGTTAGGAACGAGGTCGCCGGTCAGGATAGTTTGCCCGGCTCCCTTTCTTCGTCTCATTTTTTTATACAGGTCGCCCGGTTCTTCTGTTTCCGGCACTGGGGCCGGGTCAGGAACGGGCGGCGGCGAGGGAACTTTTGGTTTTGAAAATAGACCCATTACTTGATCTCGCAAATATAAGACGACTCAAATAGTTTCAATCCACAACGGGTATAGAACCCGCAGACGTGGGGGTACTTATCGCTCGCCAGATTCGACGCCGACATTATCAGGTGCGAACAGCCTTTTTCAGCCGCCCATATTTTCGCCTGTGCCAGCATACGGGGGGCGGCCATAATCGCATTGGGCCTGGCGTACCAGTACTTCTCGACAGCCATAAGCTGGTCGCCGAGAAAGCTGCCTGCGACGAATATGTGCATAAAGCCTACCCATTCGTCGTTTTCCTTAGCTCCGATAACGACGCCCGAATTCAGTTTGAGCGTTGCAGCGGCGTCCTTGAGAATGGCGTCCACGTCGATTTTGATACCGAACTTGTCGCCGTTCTGCAACTCAAGCCAACTTTCGCCCAAGCGTCTCAATTCCTCGATGTCTGTAACGTACTCAATCTTCACTTTATTCGTGTCCGAAGGCTAAAACGTAGTTTTGGTCGTATCTCTTTTTGTTGACCGGCCTGTATCGGTCGCCCTTGCCGAAGTTGCCCTGGCGCATTCGGGGTTTAGGGTAACTGCGTCCGTAGGAGTCGCATACGCCCCTGTCGCGGGCGTTGACGATAGCCCTTTTTATCTGTTCCTGTTGTTTGCTGCCTTTTCGTTCTGCAACGTACATCTTACACCCCAAACCTGTTAATTGCCCTTGTCTGCCTGTGCGTTTTATTTTCGTCTGCAACGGCAAGCTTATGCCCCGAAGCGGCTAACCACCAGTAATTGAGCGCATGTCGGTAGTCGTCCCGGACGCCGGTATCGAGGGTTCGGTATCTAAATGTCGAGCTCTTGGTTCGCTTGTCGATAACCTCTGCCTTAGCGACAGAGGCACATTCGCGGGCAAATTGGGTGACCTCCGGGCAGTTTGCGGGCAGTTCGAGCATTTTGCCCGAAGTAAGAATCCGGTGCGTAGCATCGCAGACTTCGTTCCTATTGACTTTAAGGATGCCTGTATTGTCGTTATAGACGGGGCCGACCGGGGTAGTCTGGGAATAATCGCACAGATAAACCTTGAATCTCACGGCTGCCCGTTGGAATTCCCTTGCTGCATCCGTGTCGGGCTGAATATCGACGACGGCGCTTCGGACGTGGAACCGGACGGCCATCTGCATAATTTCGCTCCATGTCTGAATTCTTGCTACGCGGAGAATCCGCCACCGCTCCCTGCCGACACGAATGCCGATAACGACGTTCTTGTACGTTGGTCGCACATCCACCCCCATCGCCGCCGGCCCTGCGTGGGAGTCCAGTTGGGGCTGGTCGCAGCAGCAGGAGAGAATGGCCTGGACAGTAATCCTGTCCTGTGCGGCCAAATAGGGCTTGCCGAGCTTCAACCGTATTATGTCTGCAATGTTGCCGTCAGGCGGGTCTTGGTACGCCTGTAATATTTTGTAGGGGTCAAGAGTGCAACTGCTCAACTGCGAAAGCTGATAGCCCTTCATGTATTCCGTATTGGCCCGCTCTTTGGGAACCCAGTCCCCAGGCTCGTTAGGGACGGGCTTGCCACACTTAATACACGCGATATAACCTTTGCCGTCCTTGACCCCCACAAGATTAGGGAATTCCTCCTCCGCACACGTCCAGCCCCCGCAGACGCAATGCCTGTGCCAATGCCGCTGATCAGACTTGGTGAAGAGCGTGGCTATCCCAAAATCCGGGATTGTCGGGTTGGAAATGTAACTCTCGGCCTGAACCTCAGAAGCCGCCATCCGCTCGATTGCTTTCCGGGCCGACGAGAAATCCATTAAGTCCAACTCGTCACATATAATCTTGTCCACCGGAATAGACCGTAACTTCGTACTCTCCTTTGCATCTACATCAACCTGGGTCGAAAGCGTAGCCCCCCGCAGGTACAAAAACGCATCCCCAACCCTCTTCAAATTCGCAGTGTCCGTCTCCTTAACAAACTGCCCTATCTCAGACGGATTAGAGATCAGCAAAGGAGAAAAACGACTCTTCGAGAACTCCCGAACGTCGTCGTTTGTCGGAAATATGTACAGTACCCCGCGAGAATACCGCTTGAACCGCAACCCGTGCAACGACTCTATTACGTGCATCTCCGAAAAACCAAGTTGCGTACCCTTCATAAAGCACTGCCGCAAACACTGCACACCCCCCGCACCCCCGTCAGCCTTAGAAGCCTCGTGCATCGGCTCCCACAGGTAACTGCGCTTCTTAAAACTCCATTCCCCAGACTGCAACTTCAGCCGCCGCAAGTGTGCCCAGTAAGCCGCACTTTTCGCCGCCAAATCCTCTGGAGTTAACGTACTTGAAGAACAGGGCTCTGTCATTTCTTCGTCAACCTCTCTAATCCGTAGCAGTCGCAGAACTGCTCGTCGTGTTTGTACCGCAACTCGTGTAACCTCTCAATGATGGGCCTTTCAGTAATTTCACTAAAACCAAGTTGCGACCCCTTCTTAAACAGCCTCAAACACCTCTGAGTCGCATCC